TTTTGCAGGTTTGGTTTATCCGATGTTTGACGAAAAGGTTCATGTGATAAAACCCTTTGAAATGCCCAAGTGGTGGAATAGATATGTGGTTTACGACTATGGTTATAAAAATCCGACCTGCATACTCTTTGCAGCCGTAGATGACGAGAAGAATATCTTTGTCTATGATATAATTTATGGCGATGAGATGCGTATAGATGAGATAGTGCCGATGGTTGAAGATAGATTGGAAACGGGTATGGACTATGAGTTTATCGCAGATCCATCTATCAACAGGACGGAGAGGGACGGTTATTCTATCGCTGATGAGTGGGAAGAATATGGCATACAGTGGGAGAGAGCCAATAACGACAAAAGAGCAGGGTTTGACAGGGTAGCACGCTACTTAACAACCGATAAGAATGGACATTGTCAATTAAAGTTCTTTGATGTCAGAAATATGGGATTCTTATTGGATGAGATGATGGATTACAAATGGAAAGAATTAAAACACGGGCATAGTGAAAAAAGCGCACCAGAAGAGCCTGTGAAGAAAAATGACCACGCTATGGACTGTGTCAGGTATCTAGTTCATGCTGTTGAAGGTGCGAATAAACCAAAACGCAGGGATTCGTACAGAACCCCTAGTTTCTTTAGACAAGCAACAAGTTGGATGGGTACATGAGCGATTTAGCATATTTACACGAAGTTTTTCAAGCAATGCAGAGTAGTAATAAGACATTTATGAAGTCTGCAAGAGAATCTATGTATTTTTACACGGGTGGGTACGGAACTGGACAATGGGATAATGCCGACATTTCCAAGTTAAGAGCTGAAGGTCGTCCTCCTCTTCAGCTTAACATTATTCTTCCGAAGGTCAATCTAGTGACAGGAATTGAACGGCAGGGCAGAACATCGTACCGTGCCAGACCCGTAGAAATGAATGATGATAATGAAGCTAAGTTAATTACTTCTTTATTATATCACCTAGATAAAAGTCAATCTTTACACAATGTTTTCAGTCGTGTATTCAAGGACGGTGTGATTACAGGTAGAGGATGGGTAGACCTTTCTGTAGAACCAGGTGAATACTTTGATAGTAAGATACATATCAAAAGAGAGTCTTGGGCCAATGTACTGATGGATCCTGAAGCGACAACTCCTGATTGTTCACAATGGGGAAGATTAGCTCGTACTAAACTATTATCTATCTCTAAAGCAAAGGATATGTTCCCAGATGCGCTTAGAGATGTAAAAAGAGCTGAAGATATACAAGAGGCTTTATTAGGTGAGGAATCGCTTACGAACATCGAATTAGGTAGTAAATATAAGAATGTAGACCCTAACTACGGTTTTAAAAGCATGGAAGCCTACAATATGGATGCACATCGTAAAAAGATACGCATCATCGAGTTGTGGGAAAGAGAGTATGAGAAAGAATTTTATTTAGTGAATCCAAAAACAGGAAGATTTTCACAGGAAGGGTTCAAGACCAAGCGTAAAGCGAATGAAGCTATTAGGCAGATAATGGAAAGACCTGAGATGGAAGTTGCTCCTGTAGAGTTGAATGTGGTAGCTAAAAGCGTTCCTAAGACCTATGTAACTGTATTTGCAGGTGCTAGAGTCTTACAGGAAAAAACACCAAATCCTTACAAACATAATCAGTTTCCGTTGATACCATTCTTCTATACTTTTGAAGATTATGGTGATACGGTAGATACTTTTGGATTGGTAGAGAATTTAAAAGACCCTCAAAGAGAAAAGAATAAGCGTAGGTCACAAGCCTTAGATATTATTAATCGTTCTCCAAAGGGTGGTGGTATCTTTACAGGAAACAAGGTAACTGCTGAACAGATGAACAGAGCTTCTGCTAACGGAGAATGGATCGGGATTCCTGGTTACAAAGGAAGAATCTCTGATTTTATGAGTCAGTGGTCTAATCAGCATACAGCACTTGTACCAACAATAGCTTCATTTGAACAGCGTAGTGATTTCGATGCAAAAGAGATCAGTGGTGCTACAGACCCGATGATGGGTAGGGCAACCTCTTCTACGGAGTCAGGACTCGCTGTACAGACTCGTATTCGTCAAGGGATGAATACATTAATGGAACAAATGGAGAACTTAGACACTTGTAAGAAGAATACACTAGAGATGGCAGTGTCTAATATGCAACAGTATTATTCTGTTGATAAGATACAAAGAATTATTGGAGCTGAGTTTGATAAAGTTGAGCCTGAAGAACAGGCAGAGGTAAATCAAATTATCGGCAAATTTTTGGACAACTTCTCAACGATGGAGTTTGATGTGGTCTTAGATCAAGGTCAAAATACTCCAACAATGAGAGCGTTAATGGCTAACCAAGTCGGGGAATTAGTACGCAATGGGTACGCTAGTTTATTCCCATTGTTTGTTGAACTATCCGACATGGAAGCATCCGATGAGATACTGGAGAAATTTGAGCAGGAACGCCAAGCTCAAGTCCAGTCACAGCAACAACAACAAAAACCCCCACAAATGAGTGGAGAAGGAGTAATGCAATAATGAATGAATCTAAGTTTCAATATATTGATGAGGAAAAGGAACTAACTGGTGAAGAGTATAGCGACTCTGAAGTAGAAGAATCCCCGACCAATGACGAGACTGAGGTTGAAGCAGAATCAACCGAGACCCCAGAAACAGAGGAACAAAAGCTACAAGTAGGCGATAATCAATTTGATTCCGTTGAAGAGCTTTTGAAGTTCGCTGAAGAAAGGGATAAGTCTTATTCTAACTTACAAAGCCTAAATGGCAGACAAACCAATGAACTTGGTGATTTGCGTAAGATGGTAGAAGAGCTACAGGACATTATAGAGCCTGAAGAGGAGCTAGAACAAGTTCCTGAGTTTGACGAATATGACCCTGCAAAACAGAAAGAGTACATTGAGTTTATGGCTGCAAAAAAAGCACAGGATATGATAGAACAGCGTTTCCAAGCTGAAGAAGCGAAGAAAGCTGAGACAGAGTATAATAGTGCTATGGATGCTATGATGAATGATTTTATCGAAGCACATCCAGAGTTAGGTCAAGATCAGTTAGCAAAGATTGCTGCTTTTGGCGATGAAAGGGGCATCACCTTTATAGAGGATGCCTATAATGTTTGGAACATTCAGAATCAACCCGTTAAGGATTCTGCAAACCCAGAGATAGACAAAGCTAAAAAAGCAACGGAAGCAACAAAGATACCGACCACACTGTCTAATGTTAGTACAGGAAACGAGTCGGACACAGACTACGATAGTCTAACACCAGAGCAATGGGCAAATCTATCTCCCGAAGTTCGCAAGAAAGCCTTAATGGAGGTTAATTCTGGATTTTAATTAGGAGAAAAAAATGGCTACAGTTTCTTATAAAGAAGGCCCTTTTGATTCAGCTTCTGGTTTCGGGAATACATCTCCTGGTAGTAGTTCTATGCCACCAGGTGTCAAAGCTGCTTTAATTGATTGCTCTGTACAAAATATGGGTGCAGGAGACATCTTAGAAGCAATAAAAATACCTGCAGATTCAATTATTGTGGAAGTTGGTATTTCTATTCTCGTGGCAGAAGGTGGAACAGCAACAGCAGATGTTGGTTTTACTGGCGATGGGCCAGATGGATTCCTTGATGGAGTTGATCTTAATGCAGCAGTCGGTATTACATATAATAGCTTAAACGCAGCAACAGGTGCAGACACCTACTCAGGTGGAAGATACCAAGCCTCTGAAGATACCATTGATGTAAAATTCGTCAATGCTATGGATGCAGGTAAGTATGTTGTCTGGTGTAAGTTCTTCAAAACTAATCTTAACTAATAGGAGTCTATAATGGCAGCAAATTGGGCATCAGGCCTACAGGTTTCACGATGGGCGAAAGAACTCCAGAGTGAAGTTAGTAAAGGAGTTTACTTTAGTAAATTCATGGGTGAAGGGCCAGGAAACGCTATTCATGTTAAGCAGATGGAAGAAGGCAAAGGTAAAGATGTTACTTTTGGTCTTGTTTCTCAGCTTTCAGGAAGTGCAATTACTGGTGATTCATCATTAGAGGGTAACGAGCAATCGCTATCTACCTTTTCAAACACAGTTAGCACTAATCAAAAAAGGTTAGCTGTAAGAGATACAGGTAAATTCGCAAACTCTAAAGTGCTTTATGATTTCAGAAGCACTTCCCTAGATCTTCTCAAAACGCAATACTCAGAGTTGATTGATGCAGATATTTTCTCTGCTTTATCAACAACAAGTGGTACTCATGCTTATTATAGAGCAGATGCTACTACT